TCTCTGATCCAAGAAGGTGAACCAGAAAAACTTGGTGCTTTGTTGAGTATCTCAAATGCCATCACTGGAACAACTTTGACTGACGCAAACACCTTCTATCCAGTAATCAGTTTGCGTCTTAAGACATCTGCACTTCAGGCAGTGATGCTTTTGAGATCATTACAGGCAGCAACGAATGATAATACAAATGTGTATTGGAAACTTCTTGAGAATGCAACAAACACAGGTGGAACTTGGGTAGATCATCCAGACCCAAACTCATTTATGCAATATAATATTACTGAATCTGCAACGACTGGTGGAACCACCTTATTAAATGGATTTGTTGTTGATGGTGGTGCAGCATTGATTAATATTGATGATAAAGCAGCACTGCAGATTGGAAGATCTGGTATTGGAACAATCAGTGATACTTATACACTTGCTTGTGCAAGTCCTAATGCTAACAAAGCAGCACTTGCGGTTCTCAACTGGATTGAACAAAGATAATTATGTCTGATAATGTATATCTTGGTAATCCAAACCTAAAAAAAGCAAATACTGCAATTGAATTCACTCAAGAACAAATTCTTGAGTTTATGAAATGCAAAGACGATCCCGTTTACTTTGCTAATAACTATATTAAGATTGTTTCACTTGATGAGGGATTAACTCAATTCCATCCATATCATTTTCAGGAAAAGTTAATCAACAACTTCCATGAAAACAGATTCAATATCTGCAAGATGCCACGTCAGACTGGTAAGTCTACTACTGTTGTATCATATCTCCTGCATTATCTAATTTTTAATGATAGTGTCAATATCGGCATTCTTGCAAACAAAGCTGCAACTGCTAGAGAATTGTTAGGAAGATTAGCAACTGCATACGAAAACTTGCCTAAATGGATGCAGCAAGGTATTATATCTTGGAATAAGGGTTCTATCGAGTTAGAAAATGGCAGTAAGATATTGGCAGCTTCTACATCTGCGAGTGCTGTCCGAGGCATGTCGTTCAATATCCTCTTTCTCGACGAATTCGCATTCGTTCCGAACCATATCGCAGATTCCTTCTTTGCATCTGTTTATCCTACTATTACTTCTGGCAAAAACACAAAGGTCATCATAGTTTCAACTCCACATGGTATGAATCACTTCTACCGCATGTGGCATGATGCAGAAAGAAGTAAGAATGAATATATTCCAACTGATGTTCATTGGTCTGAAGTTCCAGGTAGAGATGAAATATGGAAGGAGCAAACCATTGCCAACACATCTGAACAACAGTTTAAGATTGAGTTTGAGTGTGAATTTTTAGGATCTATTGATACTTTGATCGCTCCAAGTAAACTAAAAAGTTTTGTTTATGAAGATCCTATACAGAAAAGTGCAGGTCTTGATATCTACGAACCAACAATTCCCGATCATGATTATATAATTACCGTTGACGTTGCAAGAGGAGTTAGTGAAGACTATTCTGCTTTTATTGTTGTTGATATAACTTCGTTCCCACATAAAGTTGTTGCTAAGTATAGGAACAATGAAATTAAACCAATGCTATTTCCAAACATCATTTATGAAGTAGCAAAGAATTACAATGGTGCATACATCTTGTGCGAAGTAAATGATATTGGTGATCAAGTAGCATCATTACTTCACTATGATTTGGAGTACCAAAATGTTCTTATGTGTTCTATGCGCGGTAGAGCAGGACAGATTGTAGGACAAGGTTTTTCTGGAAAGAAAACTCAACTTGGCGTAAAGATGTCAAAAACGGTTAAGAAAGTTGGATCTCTTAATCTCAAAACAATGATTGAAAGTGACAAATTGCTTTTTAAGGACTATGAGATTATTTCAGAATTAACAACGTTCATTTCAAAGCATAATTCATTTGAAGCAGAAGAGGGGTGTAATGATGACCTTGCAATGTGTCTTGTCATCTATGCTTGGTTAGTTGCACAGGACTATTTTAAAGAACTAACCGATCAGGACATTAGAAAGAGATTATACGAGGATCAGAAAAATCAAATTGAACAAGATATGGCACCATTTGGATTTGTTGATGATGGATTGAATTCAAGTAGTTTTGTTGATGCTGAGGGTGATAGATGGTACACCGATGAGTATGGTGATCGTGCATACATGTGGGAGTACATGTAATGGAATTAGACAATCAAATAAAATTAGGGCACTTACTTCTCATTGATAGAAAGTGTAGAGTTTGTGGTGAGGTAAAAAATTTGATAGACGGTTTTTACAGAACAAGAAAAAGTAGAGGTCCTGTTGCATCTTCATATTCATATGAATGCAAAGACTGTACGAAGAAAAGAATAGTTATAAGTAGAATGACTAGTTCAATCTTCGATAGATGGGAATACCCAGACTGGTAATGTTCACGTCCAGTTTCCCCCACGAAAACTCAATATTTAATAAATAATTTTTAGATAAACTGAGATTTTACGGAGAAAAACATGGCGACTCCTCAATTATCTCCAGGCGTACTCGTCAGAGAGGTTGATTTAACAGTAGGAAGAGCTGATAATGTATTAGATAACATCGGAGCAATTGCCGGTCCTTTCCCTATTGGTCCTATTGATGATCCTATTGACATCACTACAGAGCAAGAACTCATCAGTGTTTTTGGTAAGCCCATCAGCACAGATGCTCAATACGAGTACTGGATGAGTGCTGCTTCATACCTTTCTTATGGAGGAGTTCTGAAAGTTGTCAGAACCGACGATGATGATCTGAAAAACGCAAATGCTGGTGTCGGAATCGCAAGCACCACAACTCTCAAGATCAAAAACTACGACGATTATATTAATAACTATACTGAATCAACCAATTTCAATTTTGCAGCAAAGAACCCAGGAACTTGGGCAAACGGACTGAAAGTTTGTTTCATTGACGATTTAGCAGACCAAAGACTCACAATCAACACAATCAACCTTGCTGGTCTTGGTGTTACGATTGGTTTTGGTGTTACGACTGCAATCAGCACAACTCTTGCAAATGCAAGTGATGGAACAACAGCAACCTTCACTGGTTACTTAAAAGGCATTATTACTGGTCTTTCAACCGACACAACTGGCGGAAACAGCACCGTTGATGTTAAGATCGTTTCTCGTGTTGAAACAGTCGGGGGCGGAGCAACTGAAACCAAGATTGATTACGCAGAAGGTTCTGTTGGCGCTGCATTTACTTCACTTGCAGAATTGAGAGTTGTTGGAACAGACGGTGCTAATTGTGGTCTTGCTACTGCATCTGCACAAACAGACTGGTATGATGAGCAAACTCTTGGTCTTACAAACTCAACTGTTTATTGGAAGTCTCTTGCACCAAAACCAATTTCCAACGTTTATTCAACGAGCAGAAATGGTGAAGGAGATGCTCTCCACGTAGTTGTTGTTGATGATGACGGTTCAATCAGTGGAATCCAAGGCAACATTCTGGAGAAGCATTTAGGTCTTTCAAAAGCACTCGATGCTGTTTCAAGTGTAAATGCTCCACAAAAAGTTTGGTATGAACAGTACCTTGCAGACTTCTCACAAAACATTTACGCTGGTGGGAATCCATCAAGTGCTGCAGATGCTTTCCACGGAACTGCACCAAGAGCAACAGGATTCACAACGTATTCTGGAGTCAAGTCTGCTTCCTTCACACCAATTACTACTGCAGCTGGTCTTTGGGGTCAAGGCGCACAAGGAACTACATTCTCCGCAATCGGTAATGTAACTTATACGCTTGGCGGTGGTGTTGATTATACAACCACAACAGATTCTTCTGGTCAAGGTGGAATGTTGGCAACCTTGGGTAATTTGACGACTTCATACAACTTATTTGCAAACAAAGATGATCAAGAAGTTGATTACTTAATCATGGGTCCTGGTTTAACTAACAAGCAAGAATCTCAAGCAAAAGCAAATCTGCTGATTTCTCTTGCTAATGCAAGAAAAGATTGTATGGCAGTTGTTGGTCCACACAGAGCAGATCTTGTAGACCTTACAAATACAACAACCCAAACAAACAATCTTATTGACTTCTTTAGTCCACTGACATCTTCGTCTTATGCAATCTTCGATAGTGGATATAAGTACACTTACGATAGATTCAATAATAAGTTCCGTTATGTTCCTTGTAATGCAGACGTTGCTGGATTGTTGACTAGAACATCACTTGTTGCTTATCCATGGTTCTCACCCGCTGGTCAGCAAAGAGGTGTTCTGAATAATGCAATTAAACTTGCATACAACCCAACCAAGGCACAAAGAGATAAACTCTATCCAAATAGAATTAACCCAATCATCACTCAACCTGGAACTGGAACAGTTCTTTACGGTGATAAGACTGGACTCTCTTATCCATCTGCATTTGATAGAATTAACGTTCGTCGTTTGTTCCTCACAGTTGAGCAAGCACTCGAAAGTGCTGCAAATGCACAATTGTTCGAAATCAATGATGAGTTGACAAGAGCAAACTTCAGAAATCTGGTTGAACCTTATCTCCGTGATGTTCAAGCAAAGAGAGGACTCTATGGATTCCTCGTTGTTTGCGACACGACAAATAACACCCCAGACGTGATTGATAACAATGAGTTCAGGGCAGACATCTTCCTGAAACCTGCGAAGTCTATTAACTACATCACCTTAACTTTCGTCGCTACACGCACTGGCGTAAGTTTTGAGGAAGTAGCAGGTAGAGCTTAATTTAGATCAATCTAAATAACAAAAGGAGGATAGCAAATCATGGCAATCTCAAGAGAAAACAAAACAATTTCTCAATTTAAGTCCGCACTGATCGGGGGTGGTGCTCGCCCCAATTTATTTGAGGTTGAGTTAACTACTTTACCTGCAGGCATCACCTGGGATGCTGACAACTTTAGATATCTCTGTAAGTCGGCTGCTCTTCCAGCATCCAACATTGCATCAATCGATGTTCCTTTCAGAGGTCGTATTTTTAAAGTTGCTGGCGACAGAACCTTTGACACCTGGACAGTCACTGTCATCAATGATGAAGACTTCAGATTGAGAAATGCTTTTGAATCATGGATGGAAGTAATTTCTAAACTTGATAATAATCTTGGTGCAACTGATCCATCTGCATATATGGTAAACGCTAAAGTTTTCCAACTTGGTAGAGGATCTGTTCCAAACAGTAGAGACAACACTGGAACTTCAAATGCAGTTTTGAAGGAATACGAATTCATTGATATTTTCCCAACAAATATCTCCCAGATTGATCTCTCATATGACTCTTCAGATACTATTGAAGAATACACCGTTGAATTCCAAGTTCAGTCATACGCACCTGTTGCATCTGGCACTCCAAACGGTTAATAAATAGTCTAAAGATAAACTTACTAATAAATTATGGCAAAATTATTTGGGTTCTCTATAGAGGACACTGAACCATTATCTCCTAGTGCGGTTTCCCCCGTTCCTCCTAATAACGAGGACGGGGTTGACCACTATATGAGTAGTGGTTTTTTTGGTTCTTATGTTGATATTGAGGGAGTATATAGAACTGAATTTGAATTAATTAAAAGATATCGTGAAATGTCATTGCATCCAGAAGTGGATAGTGCTATTGAAGACATCGTAAATGAAGCAATTGTTTCCGATACAAACGATACTCCAGTACAGATTGATCTTGATAATCTAAATGCGAGCGATGGAATAAAGAAAAAAATCCGTAACGAGTTTAAGTATATTTTAGATCTTTTAGATTTTGATAAGAAAGCACATGAAATTTATAGAAATTGGTATATTGATGGAAGAATTTACTATCATAAAATTGTTGACCTAAAGAATCCAACGGAAGGGATTCAAGAACTTCGTTATGTTGACGCAATGAAGATGCGTTTTATTCGTCAACAAAAGAAAAAACCTGGAGATAAATTAGCACCTCTTCAAAGGTTGACAAATGATAATCCAATGGATTATGAGTTTCCCGAAATTGAAGAGTACTTTATTTACAATCCAGGATCGAAATATCCAACAGGAAACGCAAGCGCAACTGGCGCAAGTCAAGGTATTAAGATTGCAAAAGATGCAATTACATATTGCACGTCAGGTTTGGTAGATAGAAACAAAGGTAATACACTTTCATATCTCCACAAAGCAATTAAATCACTCAATCAACTCCGCATGATTGAGGATTCTTTGGTTATTTACAGATTGTCAAGAGCACCAGAACGTAGAATTTTCTACATTGATGTTGGCAATCTTCCCAAGGTAAAGGCAGAACAATATCTGCGTGATGTCATGATGCGTTATCGTAACAAGTTAGTTTACGATGCAAACACCGGTGAAATTCGCGATGACAAAAAGTACATGGCAATGTTGGAAGATTTTTGGCTTCCTCGTCGTGAAGGTGGTAGAGGAACTGAAATTACCACTCTTCCAGGTGGACAAAACCTTGGAGAAATCACAGACATTGAATACTTCAAGAAAAAATTATATCGTTCTCTGAATGTTCCACCATCAAGAATGGATGGCGAAGGTGGTTTCAACCTTGGTCGTTCTTCTGAAATTTTAAGGGACGAACTTAAGTTTACCAAGTTTGTTGGACGTTTAAGAAAAAGATTTTCCAACATGTTCAATGATATGTTGAGAACGCAATTGATTCTCAAGAACGTTATCACTCCAGAAGATTGGGAGATCATGAGTGAGCACATTCAATATGATTTCTTGTATGACAACCACTTCTCCGAATTAAAAGACGCAGAACTTCTTAATGAAAGACTGACAATGGTTCAAGCAGCAGAACCATATGTTGGTAGATATTTCTCACAGGATTATGTCAGACGTAAGATCCTCCGTCAGACTGATATAGAAATCATTGAGCAAGATGCTTTGATTAAAAAAGAAATTGAAGCAGGGATTATCCCAGATCCAAATGCGCCAGTTGATCCAGAAACTGGTATGCCTTTAGATAGTGCTGCTGGTATGGATCTTGGTAAACCAGTAATGGAACCAGAAATTGATGCTTCAACAGCAGAATCACCAGAATTGCCCAAAGGTGGGGAAATATAAATAGAAAAGATCGTATTGATTTATTTTTATGGAAGAATTAATGGACATGCTCGTTACTGATGAGTCACCTTCACAAATTAGTGATAAGGTCAAAGAGATTCTTTTTGCAAAAGCAGCAGAAAGAGTTGATGCTTATCGTCCAGTAGTGGCAGGTGATATGTTTGGTGGCGAAGAATCTGAATTTGAAACTGAAGAAGAATAAATTATATTAATAAATAACTATTAAAGAAAGTGTACTTCAAAAATAATGGCACATAAACCGGTAGGAGCAGCGCAAACTTTAGCAGTAGCGGGTTCTGCAGCAACAACATCTGCTTTTATACATCAATCTGATACTGTAAGAATTGTTTCTGTTGGAACTTCTTGTCATGTTGCAGTGAGTGCAGGTTCTACTCCTTCTGCTGAAAAGATTGATTATTTCATTAGAACTGATTCCGAGGCAACCTTAAGTATCGGTTCTCCAGGATCCCAGAGAGTTGTGGGAATTACAACTGGAACAAATACAATCATTGATTTCCCAGAAGGAACAGGATCACCATTTAATGTGGGAGATTTTGTTTCTTTAATGGTTAATAATCAAGATTATTATAATTTTACACACAAACGTGTAAACTCGGTGAATAACTCTGCCGCTTATAACGGATACTTTAATACCAGAATTGTTGTTGGCAATGATAGTTCTGGAATCGTGACTGCATATAATTCTGGAAATGCTGCAGAGTTAAGGAGTTCATTTAAAGTTAGTGGTGTTACTCCTGGAAGCACAGGAACAATCTACGTACAACAAGTCCAAGTAAGCGGAGTAGCCTAATGAAACTTATCAGAGAAGAAATCGAATCAGTAGAATTTATCGTCGAAAGCAAAGGCGGTAAAAAATCACTTTATATTGAGGGAGTTTTCCTTCAAGGTGATATCTGCAACCGCAATGGTCGCATGTATCAAATGGATACTCTTCGCCGTGAAGTTGCTCGCTACAACGAGAATCATATTCAAGCAGGTAGAGCTCTTGGAGAACTTGGACATCCAGATGGTCCAACCGTTAATTTAGATCGTGTTTCTCACAAGATTGTTTCTTTAAGAGAGAGTGGATCAAACTTTATCGGTAAGGCAAAAATCCTCAATACTCCAATGGGCAAGATTGCATCTTCTTTGATTGAAGAAGGTGTAAAACTTGGAGTTTCTTCAAGAGGTATTGGTTCTCTCAAAATGACAAGAGAGGGAGTCAATGTTGTTGGTAATGATTTCATGCTTGCAACTGCAGCAGATATTGTTGCTGACCCTTCCGCTCCTGATGCTTTTGTTGAAGGCATCATGGAAGGTAAAGAGTGGGTATGGGATGGTGGTATTCTTCGTGAGAAGTTTGCTGCTAAAACATACAGATATATCAACACATTGGTTGATCAAAAGAAATTAGATGAGCAGAAATTAAATCTGTTCAATAATTTCCTAAATAACCTTTGATTTATAAAATAAATTAATTTATAAATAAATATAGATTTACTACAGGAAAATCGGAGAGTTCAAATGTCTCGTGGTACACAATTACAA